AGCTCGCCGAGGTCCAAACCATCGCTTGCTGTCTCGCAGGCGGCGCGGAGGCCATCGACACGGCGTCCGACAACTGCGGACCGGAGGACTTCGCCAACGCCCGGGCCGCGTCGGCGTTCAAGGCCATGGTGCAGCTCGTGCACCGCGGCGACCCCGTGGACGTCGTGACGGTGGCCACGACCATGGGCGGGGCGGCCTGGAATCGCGAGTCGGGCGGATCTGCGCTCGACGCCGATGCGCTCCAGTGGCTCGTGGACCTCGAGACAAACGCCCCGTCGGCTCGCGACGTCGCCCACCATGCGAAGCGGGTGCGGACTGCCGCCCGCCTCCGCGGCATCGAAGAAGCCTGCCGCGCGGGCCTCGCTGCCTGCCAGTCTGCCGGCGACGACACCGACGCCGCGGCACAGGTCGCAGACGGCATCGTCGAAGGGCTGCTTGCTGTCGGCGACAAGGCGAGCGGGGCGACGTCCATCCGCATCTCAGGCGCGGTCAAGCTCATGCTCGCGGACTTCAAGGCGAGGCAGACGACGCCGATTGAACGGCAGTACGTGCGCACGGGGCTCGATAAGCTCGACGCGCTGGTCGACGGCTACCGGCCGGGTCACATGTACCTGGTCGGCGGCGCGTCGGGGCACGGCAAAACCGGCTTTCTCACGTTCGCCGCGGTGCAGGCCGCAATCGGCGGCGCCGCGACCCTCTACGCTACCGCCGAGGTCCCTGCGGAGGCCATCGCGCAGCGCATCGTGTGCAACGTGGCCCGCGTGGACGGCCGGAAGCTGGAGAAGCTCGACCTTGACCGGGATGAGACGTCGCAGGTCGTGGGGAGCACGCACCGCATCGCCGAGTGGCCGCTCTCCATCCTCGACGCGCCGGCCCTGACCATCGGCCTGCTCGACCGCGAGGTGCGCCGGCACATCAAACGCAACCCGGAGCGCATCGGCGTCCTCGTCGTGGACTACCTGCAGCTCCTCCGCGCGAACGGTCGCCACGGCAACCGGGAGCAGGAGGTCGCCGAGGTCGCGGACGGCTTGCTCGAACTAGCCAAGCGCCATCGCATCGCGGTCATCGTCGGCGCGCAGCTCAATCGGGCAGGCGGGCAGCGGTCGGATAAGCGGCCCATCAGCGCCGACCTCCGCGAGTCGAGCCGCGCCGAGCACAACGCATCAGTGGTGATGATGCTCTACCGCCCCGCGCTGAACGGCGACGACGTGTCGGACCCGAATCACGCTGAAATCATCGTCCGCAAGAACCGACTCGGGCCGCTCGGAACCGCGCTCTGCGAGTTCAATGCCGCCCGCAACACATGGAGGGACCGGGATGGGTACTGAACTCCAGTTCGACGACGAGACGACCGCGGCCCTGCTGGAGACCCAGCGGCAGCGCGTGGCTGTGAGTCGCAAGCTGCTGGCCGCGCACAAGGCCGGCGACATCGAGACGATGCAGGCCGCGCAGGTCGAACTGAGCGCGCTGCACCGCGAGACGGTCGAGATTCAGTGCGCCGGGATGCGCCGGGCACAGGGGGCAGCATGAACGCGGACGATTTGGAGATGGCGCGCCGGTTCGTGGCGTGCAAGGGGTGGCAGTTGATTGTCGGGATGCGAGACGTGCGCGACGGCCGAGTCTGCGCCGTGGACGACGGCCTCGCCTACATCGCAAGCGACGACGCGCGATTCAACGGCACGTGGGACGTGCGGCAGATTCTCCCCGACCTCTCCGACGCCCTGACGCGCGCCGGGCTGCTGGAGGTCGTGCGGCGGGCGTGGGGCATGCCGCACTGCGGGCTCTGGGGCAACAGTCGGCTCGGGCTTTCGCTGCGGTGGGCTTGTGGCGAGGCGAACGGGCGAATCTTCACCGGCGAAACTGAACTCGCCGCCCTGCTCGCCGCGCTGGAGGCGGCGCCCGGTGTCTGACCTTGCCACCCTGCTCGAACACGCCCGCTTGACGGACCTCGAGCGCGCCATCCTCCGCGCTGTCGTGCCCGCGGGGCACATCGGCGGGACGGCGCGCGAGTTGTCTGAGGAACTCGACGTGAACCGAAGCAGTTTGTTCCGCGCGCTCTCCAGTCTCGACCGCCGCGGGCTGGTCATGCGCTCGGCGAAGCGCGGGAAGTCCGGTTCAATTTTGTTGACGCTTAATAGTCGCGCGCTTGACGTGTTGCGCGGCTTGTGCGACCATTTGGGAAGAGATGACGAGCGGCCCGGGGCGGAATACACCAAGCCCCGGCCGGAAGATGAGCAGGCCGTGCGCGCCGACCGTGCGCGGCTGGTCGAGATGAAACGAGCGCGGCAGGCTGCCGTGCTCGGCAACGGATTCGCCCGCGCTGGCGGGCAGGGGTGACGAATGGAGCCAAGTGAAATTACGCGCGCCCGCGAGGCGTACAACGCATACAACGCGGGGGGCGACCCCGCGGCGGCCAACAAGAACTTCCGCGGCGAGCCGTGCCCGGCGTGGGACGACTTGCCGCAGAACATCCGCGACAAGTGGATCGCCGCGATGGCCCCGGCTGCCGAGACGCTCGACAACGCGTGCCGGTGGCGTGACGACGCGCTCGGCGAGTGGCGCAAGTCCTATCCGTGCCCGCGCGGGTGCGGCACCATGGGGCAGTGCATCGACCCGGCGACAATGCGGCCGGCCATCTGTCCGGTCTGCTACAACGATGTGTTGTCGTGGCCGGCCATGGCGACCGCGGTGGGCAGCACGCAGCCGCCGGGTTTGTACAAGAAATTCGAGGTCTATCGGACGGACGGGCGCGACCAGCCCGGAGGCGACCGGGCCGGCGCCAGGTACATCGTGCTCGACCTGACGTATGACGGGCACGCTCGCGCTGCGGCGCTGGCCTACGCTGCGGAGGTGGCCGCCGAATATCCGCAGCTCGCAGTCGAGATGAGGGCGTTCGTCGAGGCGCTCGACCTCGCGGGGGAGGGGTGACCATGGGGCAGACGCGAACCAACATCGCAGCTCCGATGCCCACGCGCCGAGCGTTCATTGCGCACTGCCACGCGCAAGGCCTCGGTGTCTCGGCCGGGATGAAGCTCGCGGTGGAGTGGCGGCAGCTTCAACTCGGCAAGCCGATGCCCCGCGACCCGTCGGACTTCACGACGACGCGCGGCGGGCAGACTCGGCTCGCGGTCCTCGTCTCGTGGCCGCAGGAGTGGAACGGGCGGGCGAGCGGAGACGCTGCGGTCCGAGAGATGTGCCTTGAGGCGCTCGCCGCATGGGAGGCAGCTGGCCGCCCGGAGTTGAAGCGCGGCCCGCGCGTCAGGCCGGATTGGCGGTGCAAGCGTGACCGCGAGAAAGCCGAGCGGCGCGAACGGTTTGCCAACCGCATGGTGCGCGGCGTCGTGAAAATCAGCCTATGGAAGAATGCGCAGCTTCTCGCCGACCTCGCGCACGCCCGCGGCATCAACATCGGCGCCGCGGTCAGGGATGCCATGCAGTGGGCGTATCGGCGCGACGCGGGCGGGGAGCTCGGCGCGGAATGGCTCTATGGATTCAAGCAAGCCGCCATCAGCAACGACCGGCCCGAGTTGGCCAACCGCACGCTGTACTATCCGGGCGAATGGCAGGAGGCGCTCGACCAGGAAGCGGGCGGCGAGTTGTCGCTGTGGATTCGCGAGGCCGTTTTCGATTGGCTCGACGTGCAGGGCGTGCCGGCGCAGCGGCCGGTCGACCGGAGCGCACTCCCGGTCAAAGAGCCGAAGCCGGTGGTGGTGAAGCCGGTCAAGGTGCGCATGGCCGGGCCGTGCGCCAGGACGAATCAGCTCGCGGCCGAGGCGCGCGAGCAATCGCGGTGGCCGGTCGGTCGCGGCGTGTGCATGGGGGCAATGACAGGCCGGCCTTACGTGGGCACGGTGGCGCGCGACGAGCGCGCGGAGGGGGTGGCGGCATGAAACGCAGAGCCCCCACCGTCCGCGACATCCGCGCGATTCTGCGCAAGGCCGGAGTGCCGCTGAGCGAGTACAAGTCGGAGGTCAAGCGCGGCCCGCGGTATCGCACTGTTGGCGCATGGGTCTACAGCCCGGCCAGCCGCCGCGGAATGCTGCTGGACGTCGTGGTCGAGTGGTGCGACGGGCGATTCGAGTCGGCGCAAGTGCCGGAGCCCGTGCGCGCCGCCCTCGACGCCGCAGGGTATGTCACGGACGCGCAAGGGCTCGTTCTGTACAAGGAGACGCCGTGAAGAACAAGCGGAACACCCGGCGCGGCCGGGCGAAGCGGTGGACCAACTTCTACGGCGGATGGTTCCTCCGTCGCGTCGAGCACTCGCCGCGAGTGGCTTCGCTGCCCTGCGGCGGGTGGGAACTCGTCAGTTGGGACATCGGCGGCTATCACTACAAATTCGCGCAATTCCCCTCCCGCGCCGCCGCCATGCGCGCGGCCGAGCACCTCGCGAGGCGCCGATGAAACCCCGATGTCAGGGCGCGAAGACGCCCGGCCACTTTACCGGCTTCGTCTGCGTGCTCGACGACGGGCACGACGGGTTCTGCGAGCCGTATGTGGCGCCAACGGTGGACGAGTGGCGGGCCGTGAGAGCGTCGGAAACTGCGCTGGGGAATGCGGTCGGCGAGTGGTATGTCAAGGCGGTGAACGCGCGGCACGAACTTCGCTGCGCGCTTGACCGGGAGAATGCCGCCGACGCCGACCGCGCCCGCCTGCAAGCCGAGCTCGACGCCCTGCGCGCCATCCTCGCGTCCGGCTGCGACGACCTGCGCGGGCTCGCGGGCAAGGTGGGAGCATGAGCGGCATTGTCCAGGCCGGCGACATCGTGCAGAGCAGAGAAGGCCGGCTCGACAATCAGTGCGCCGGGCTGGTGCAGATGGCTCGCGACCGGGATGCTGCGTTGGCCGAGAACCGCGCGCTCGCCGAGGCCGCGAAGTGAGCCACGAAGACGCCGCCCGCGAGGCCCTCCGCGCCCGCATGCTCGCCGTCGCCGGGGGCGCCGAGGTCCGGTTTGAGGAGTCGACCTTCCCCGGCATTCTCGGCCCGCGGCTGTTTCATCGCGTGTGGGTCGGGCAGATGGGCAACGGCGCGCGGGCTTACGGCGGCGACACGCTCGTCGAGGCCGCGGAGAACGCAGTGCGGGCGCTCACCCCAGGCGACCCGCTGCCCTGGTAGTCACCGCCCCCGCGCCACCATCGCCCGCTCGACCGCCTGCGCCAAGTCGCCCCCGGGCATCATGCAGACCGCCCCGTGCGGCCCATCGCAGTCGTGCTCCGTGACGATGACGCACCCGACGCCGTAGCCTCGAGCGACGCGCGCCACGTCAAGGCAGGACACCGACGCCGCCTCGCCGATTGTCTCCGGGGTGACGATGCAGTCGCAACCCTCGGCGCGAATGAGCGCGAGCCCCGCGGTGAGGTCGTCCACGCGGGCAGTGACGATGCCGGGCATCTGCCGGGCGTCGAGGTCGGAGACGCACGCGGCGATGATGCAGAGTCGCATGTCAGTCAGTGGTGCGAGTCGGGGCGTTTCTTACTCGGGCGAGGGCGAGTTCGATTCGGGCGTCTGCCTCGCCGCGCTCCAACTTGTCGTCCTTCAGCCGGTCAACGCGGCCTTCGAGCGTCTCGACTCGGCGCCGGGTTTCGGTGTGCTCGTGGTGCAGGCTGTCGACGCGCAGGACGAGAGGCTGGACCTCGGCCCTGATGGTCGACCGCATCAGCCACAGCATGCCGCCCATGAGGGCCGTGAGGATGCCTATCAGCGCCGCAGCGGTCCGAAGCAGTTCGCCCATGTCGACCATCATCTCGCCCCCTCCATCGCGCCCCAAGTCACCGCAGCCCCCGCCGCGATGCCGATGCCGAACCAGACCAACGGCGACCACTCGTCGCGCACCTCGGCGAGCAGCGCGTGCGCCGTGGCGAGCTCGCGCTCGGCGTTGCGCAGGGCGAGCACGGCGTCGCGGTCCTGGTCAACGTGCTCGTAGGGATAGACAAGCCCCGCGACCGGCACCGGGCATCCGACCTGCGCCGGAACGGGCCACGGGTCGCCGGCCTGATACGCCGGACACGCGCCCCAGACGGCAGCGGCGAGGACGATGCCGGGGGTCACAGGCAATCCCGCCGCGCACGCTCGACCGACTCGACCTCGCGCTCGTAGTCCATCAGGTCGAGACGAGCTTTCTCAGCTTCGACCGCGGCCTGTTGTACCCGGTGCATCGACGCCTCGGCCCGCAGCCGCAGCAGCGCGTGACGCTTGTCCGCCGCGAATGCGAGCTCAAAGAATCGGATCAGGATGTTCACGTCACGCCCTGGTAGTGCGCGTAGATGGCGACGTCACAGCCGGTGCCCGACAGGTAGGCGTTGCCGCCGCGCTTCAGAACGAGACCGCGGTCCTGCAGGTCATCGTCGAGCGAGGCAGACCACGTTTGCTTGCCGTCGTTGTGGAATTTCACGAGACGGCTGCGCTGTGCCGCCGAAATCGCGTCATAGACCGGCTTTGCCTTGTCGGGCGGGTCGAAGGGGACGGGGGCGGTTGCATAGGTGGGGTTTGCCATGGTGTCGCCTCACCCTTCCTTGGCGAGTAGCGCGCGGACCGCGGCGTCTTTGGCCTCCAGCAGCTTGCGCAGCGCGACGGTGCGCTCCGGGTTGCGGGGCAGCGGGCCGCCGAACGTCACGTTGCCGCTCTCGGCGCCGTTGTCACCTTCGGCGATGGCGTGCGCGAGTTCGCAGAACGGCTGCGACACGCGCGCAAGATGGGGGGGAAGGTGCCAGTAGGCGAAGAACTGGAGGATGTGATCTTTGGGGGTGCTCATGGTGTTTGTCCTTTACGTTGACGAGCCGGGGGCCGACGAACGCCCCGCGACGGTGCCGAGAATGGCCGCGAACGTGCCGCCGAGGGCCACCAGGTCCGAGCCGGTGAGTTTGCCAGCCACGGTGCCGACGACGCCGAGGACTGTCAACCCGACGACGGCAGCGAGGCCGACGAGCGCGGTCCGGCTCCATCGCTCTCGAGACATGATGCGCACGGGGCGCGCAGTGGTGGGGGCGTCGTCGCTCACGGACCAACCGCCCCGTTCAGCGCGCGCATCGAGTAGTCCACGGGGGCCGCGTTCCACCCCGCCCGCCATTTGATGCTAGCCACCCGCACGGCCTCGACGTTGCCACCGCTGCCCGGTCCGACGATGCGGCCGATGCGCAACAATCCCTCGCTGCCGCCCGTAAACGACGCCCACGGGGTCGTGCTTACCCCGGACCATACGCGGGCGCCGCCGGCCCACATCTCCGTGTAGCTGGTCGCGGCAGATGTCCCCGACGAAATGCCGTTGGCCGCCCGGATGGTGATCCAGATTGAGCGGTTCGGCAGCCCGCCAGTGAGCGTCAGGGATGTGAGCGTGCCAGTTCCACCCGAAGCCCAGAATGCCGTGGAGGTCACCGCCGGGATGAACTGGTTACCCCCGGCCTGCATGCAGAATGCGAACGCGTGCACGATGCTGTTCGACGTCGACGCCGGCATCTGCAGGAGGACACGCAACTCAAACGGACCGGCGACGCTCAGCCCAGTGACTGGAGCGAGCCCGCCCGAGTTGGTCACGATGACCTTGGACATGTACGCCGCGCCGCTGTTCGCCGTGGGCGTCAGCAGCCGAGCGGTGTAACTGCCGATGGTCGTCGACGTGTCCGTGATGCTGCCCGTCTTGGTCCAGCCGTCAGCCTCCATCGTGCTCACGGCCGACGCGTTCCACTCGTAGTCCCACACGTCGGCCGCGTATGCGCTCGACGCCGAGGCGAACGACGTGGACGCAGCGGTGGCCGCCGTGCCGAGCCCGAGCGCCGTGCGAAACGCGCTCGCATCCGATACGCCGGTGCCATCGCCGGAGACGCCACCGCCGGAGGCGGGCGGCGTGTACCCGCTTCCGCCGAGCGCGAGCGCCGGCAGGAGCATCAGGAGCAGAATCAGGGCGCGCATCATGCCTCCCATGGCAGGACCGCGGTTGTCGTCGCGGTGTGAAGAGTGCAGGTCACGGTGTAGGTATTGGCGGCCGACTCGGACCACATCTGGAACCGAATCCCCGCAAGCCCGGCGCCGGCCGAGACGGACCACGCGGCGGCCTTGACCGGGGTCTGTCCGGGCCTGCCGACGTAGGCCGTGAGCGTGGTGCCCGAGCGTGCAAACCATATGTCATACACGGTCGAGAGTGGCGACACCGCCCCGGTAATCGTGGTGTACGACGCCGCGGAGCTCCACCGATTGGAGCCAGCCGCGTTGCTCATGTAGTAGAGAGTCGGCTCGGTCGCCCATGGCACGCCCGAGCCATGCTCACGGACGACGCCATACCACGACGAGGCGCCGACGTCCGACCCATCGACGAATGCCGCGCCGACCTCAATGGTGTCGCCGAGCGACTCCGAAGCGGCCTTGCTCGGGGTGGAGATGCCGATGCGGAACCCCTGCACGAAATCACCGGCCGCGACGGTGACGAGCGCGCCCTGTGCGCGGGCGCCGCTTGCGACGCCGAGCGCCGCCGTGGTCTTGGGGTAGATGGCCACGCCGCCAGACGCGAGAAGCGCGCGCTTGACCGTCGTTGCCCCGCCTACCGCGCCCGCGTCGGCCCAATCGCCGAGCGCCCACGTCGTCACGGAGCCGGCTTGCATGGGGTCTGACGGCGCGTAGGAGGCGCCGCCCGAGGCCGCGGGCGTGTACCCGCTGCCCGCGTGCGCGACGCCTGCGACGAGGGCCAGGATGAGCGCGAGGGCTGCGCGCATCACGGTGTCGTCCGGAAATAACCGCAGACCTGGAGCGTCGTCCCGTTTGCCGCATAGATGGCGACGGACGTGACGCTCAGGCCGTACAGGGGAAGCATCAGCGTCGCGCCGGTGGCGACGCTCGCCTTGTTCGTCGTCCCGCTTCCGCAGCTCGCCGCGGCCGCCTCGCAGACGTAGACCGTGGCCGACCCGCCCTTGACGAGGATTTCCGACCAGTAGAGGCCGGACGCCAGCGCCGCGGACCCCTGCTGGTTCTCCAGACTCGCCGAGGTCAGGGTGTCCCATCCTCCGGTGGCCGTGATGTCCTGGCAGCCGTGGCGCGTGCCCCGGACGTCGCGGGAGTCCTCCGCGTGGGCGAGGCGGACGAGGCCGAACGCGACGATGAATGCAACGACGGCCGCGGCCATGATGGACCGCCGGCGCATGATGGCGAGCTCACGCATGATATTCTCCGATGTAGTCGCCCGGGAGCGGGCGGAATCCGAAAATGAACCCCTTGGCCGACGACGACGGCATCACGGGTCGAGCGCGCCGGATGACACCCTCGTAGCGCAGGCCACCCGGTCCGGCCCCGGTCGCGTTGCCCTCGATGGTCGCGAACGTGCTCGCCTCGTCGAACGGCGTGGGCTTCTCCGTGCAGATGACGATGTGCTCACCCCACCGTACCTTCCCCGCCCGCCCGACGCTCACGACGTCACCCGGGCGCAGGTCGGACGCGAGCGAGATGAGACGACCGGGCATGGCCGTGGCGAGGCAGTGCAGGCGGTAGGTGGAACCCAGGCCGCCCGCCTCCGGGGGCGACTTCTGGCGCACCAACTCGGGTCGCACGCCGGCAGACACGAGGCAGAACGCAGCGAACGCACCGCACCACTCCGCATCCCCATTCGCGTCGTAGTCGTCCGGCCGGGAGAATCCGCACGCGCGCAGGTACTCGCGAATCCGCGTCGCGTCGCCGTCGGGGGGCTCGATGACCTTCGCTTTCCACTCGGCGAGGGCTGCGGCGACCACGGCGTTTCCGCGTCGGGGGTCGTAGGCGGTCGGCATCTGCGGCGTGCTCATGCTCTCCAGAGTAGCGCACCGGTGCTGCAAATTGTAGACTCACGGCATGGCCGTGAAACCGAAAGCCGCAGACGTGCCGACCCGATGGCGTGGGTGGCGAGACGCCGACCTCGTGGCCGACATCGTGGCGGACCTGGAGCGCGGCATCTCCGCGGAGGCAGCGGCGGGCCGGCAGGGCATCTCGTCGTCTGCGGTGCGCGTGTGGCTCCACCGATTCGAGGCCGAGGCCAAGTCGGCAATGGAGGCCGTGAGCAAGGGCGAGGCCCCGACGCCGCTGAGCGATTTTGCCGTTGCCGTAACGCCCATCGCGCGCGCGCGTTGGGAATGGGTCGCTCGAATGGAAGAGCAGGCCATTGCAGGCGACCCCGGGGCGCAATGGATTCTCCCCCGCCGCGTCGCCGACATCTACGGCACAAAGCAGACCATCGACATCGGCAGCGCGTCACCCGCGTCCGAGGTGGCCGGACTGCTCGACCGCATCGCCGAGGTCCGCGCGAACGAGCCCGGGTGACGACGCTCGCAGACTTCCGCCCGCTCCCGTGGCAGGCCGCGGCCCTCGACGGCATCCTCCACGGCCGCGCGTCTGCGTTCGCGTGGCGAGGGGGCGTCGGGTCGGGGAAGTCGTTGACGGCGTGCGTGGCGCTCGCGTCGCTGGCCTACGCGTTCCCCGGGTCCGAGTGGATTCTCGGCATGGACACGCACCCGCGGCTCGAGCTGGTGCACCTTCCGCTTCTGCGCGCGCTGAAGCTCCGGGCAACCTACAAGGCGGCGGACCGCGTCTGGGAATTCGAGAACGGGTCGGTTCTGCGGCTGAAACATCTGGAGTTCGCGGGCGACCCGGCGGCAGGCGGCTCCCCCTTGGAGGGTGGCAACCTCGACGGCATCGTCCTCGACGAGTGCCAGGTGGTCGACAAGCGATACCTGAAGGTCGCCCTGATGCGCACCCGGAAGCGGCGCACGGTGACCACGCGCGACGGGCAGGCGGTCGAGTTCCCGCCCCTGATTGCGCTCTCTGGGCTCCCCATCGGCGACTGGTGGACGCCGGCCGTCCGCGCCATGGGCGGCATGACGTGGGTTCCGCGCACGGCAGACAACGCGCGGCACCTCGACCCGGCCTATGTCGAGCGCGTCAAAGCCGGCCTGACCGAGCGCGAGCGGCGCGCGTTCCTCGATGGTGAGGAGCTTCAGCCGGAAGGGCAAGTGCTCTACGGCTACAGCAGCAAGGACTACCCCGAAGGCAACGTGCTTCGCGGCCACGCGCTCGACTGGCGGACCACGCGCACGATGCTCGCGGGCGACCTCGGACACCGCTCGCCTGCGTTCCTGCTCATGGCCGAGGTGTTCCCGGGCGTGTGGTGCGTCGTCCGCGAGTGGGCGCCGGACCGCACGTCCCTTCCCGACCTCTGCGAAATCCTGCGCCGCGACGTCTGTCCGCGCCGAGAGTGGGCGCCGGGGTGTGGCCGTCTCCCTGTCGACGAGTTGGTGGTTGACCCCGCGGGCGAGGCCGTGAGCGACCAGACGGGGCACTCCGACCTCGAACTGCTCGCGCGCACGTCTGGCCTCGGCATGTGGCCGATGGTCGAGCCGCAGGGGCCGCGCCGTTCCGTTGTCGGGGGCCTGCAGCGCATGAACCTGAGTCTCGAGCAACGGCTGTTGCTCATCTCGGGGCGCGTGGTCGACGCCGGGCTCGCCGCGCCGGAAGACCACCGCACGCTCATCCGATGCATTCAGGGCTACAGGTGGGACCCGCGCAACCCTGCGAAGCCGAAGAAAGACGACCGACACGACCACCACATCGACGCGTGGCGGTACGGCTGGCGGCGCGTGCTGTGGGATGCGATGCCCACGGACCCGCTGGAAGGCCGCCGCCCGTCCGTGGTCGAGCCCTCGCGGCCGATTGAGACGCTGGCCGCGGCGCGGGATGAGCGGTAGCACTGCCAAATTGCCACAACTGCGCAACCGCTTGCGCACCGATGCTGCAAATCGTAGCATGGCGCCGATGGCCACTCGCCCCGCTTCCAACGTGACCCCCGAGCGCGCGTCCCAGATGCGCGACACCCTGACGCCGCCGACCGCGGCGAAGGGGACGAGCGGCAAGCCCTTGCTCGGCGGTCGGGTGAGCGGGTTCGAGCACAACACGCGGCTGCAGGGGCCGCAGGCGCTCATGCTCGCTTACCGCAAGGCCGAGCGCACGCCGGGCGTTGCGTCCGGGTGGGGATGCGCGCGTGGGCTCGCTCTGTCGGCGCGATGGGACGTGGAGGCCGCGGACGACTCGGCCGACGCGCAAGCCAGCGCCGAGCACGTCCGCGTGAACCTCGGCATCGGCGGCCGGCGCTCGCCTCTCGGGCGCGCGTGGGAGCGGCTGTTGGCCGAGTTCCTCATGCCGCAGCTTCGGGGCTTCGGCTGGTGGGAGTTGGTGACGCAGGACGTCGTGAGCAACGGCCGGACGACGCGGTACACCGGCATCAAGTGGCGCGACCCGGCGAGCGTCTATCAGTGGCTCGTGGACGCCGACGAGACGCTTGTGGGCGTGGTGCAGTACTCGGCCGGGGTCTACTCCATGGCCGAGGTGCCCGTGTCGCAGATGCTCTACCTGAGCCGCGACGCCGAGGGCACCAACTTCGAGGGGCAGGGGCTTCTGCGCTCCATTGAGCCCTGGACGCGCGACCAGACGGCCACCGCTCAGGCGATGATGGCCGCGGTTCAGCGTTGGGCGCTCGGCACCCCGGAGGCCATCCTCGACCGCGAGATGTGGAACCGGGCGCACCCGGGCAAGACGGATGCGGACTTCGCGGCCGAATGCACGACGTGGGACGGCATCCTCAAGTCCTACATGAGCTACGAGAAGAACTACATCACCCACGGCAATTGGGTGGCGCTCTCGCAGTTCGGCGGCATGAAGGCAGATTCCACGGCGGGCTTTGAGTCGGTTGTGAACCTGCAACAGCGGTTCATCCTGACCGCGTTCCTCGCGCAGTTTCTCATGTTGGGCGCGTCCGGCTCTGGCGGCTCCTACTCGCTCGGGCAGACGCATGCCGACGTGGCGCAGCAGGCCGCCGAGAACATGCTGGAAGCCGTGCGCGACGACCTCAACACGTCGCTCATCCCTCGCATGGTGCGGTGGCAGTTCGGCGCCGACGTGCCCGACGACGCGCTCCCCCGGCTCACGTTCAAGGGCCTGCGCGCGCCGCTGTGGACGCAGTTGATGGACAAACTGCCGGCCCTGTTCGCCGCGGGGGCTGTGACGCCCTCGGACGACATGGAGACGGAGATTCTTGCCGAGACGGGCTTCAAGTCCGAGCCGGCCAAGCGCACCACCGACCAGCGCGTCCGCGGCATCGGCGGGCGACCCGCAGCGACGCCGCCCGCCGGCCCGGTCGCGATTCGACAGGGGGGCGCGTGAAAGAGTTTCAGCCAACCGGCCCGCTCGCGTGGGACCCGACCGCCATCCTCGCCGGCTTCTGGGACGACGACGAGGAAGACGCGGACGACGCCCCCGGCGTGGTCAACGGCGTGTTGCGCATCTCCATCCGCGGCGGACTCTCCGAGTCGTCCTGGTGGGGCACGGACTACCTGCAGATTCGGCGCGAGCTCGCCCGGGCGCGCGGCATCATCGGCCTGCGCGCGGTCGTCCTCGAAATCGACTCCCCCGGAGGCGAGGTCTCGGGCATCTCCGATACGGTCGCGGCCATCGAGAGCACCGACGCCGTGGTGCCGGTCCATGCCTACGTTCGCGGGACCTGCGCATCGGCGGCCTACTGGCTCGCCTCGGCCTGCCGCCGCGTCGTGGCGGTGCAGACCGCGCGGGTCGGGTGCGTGGGGGCCATTTGCTCGCTCGTCGACACCCGCGGCGTCGGTGAGAAGCTCGGCGCGCGGTACTACCGATTCGTGAGCGACCGGACGCCGAACAAGGCCCCGGAGCCCGGCACACCGGCCTTCGACGCCGAGACTCAGGCCACGGTCGACGCGATGGGCGACGCGTTTCTCGCCGACCTCGCCCGCATGCGTGGCCCCCGTGGCGACCTCGACGCCGTGGCGACGTACTACCAAGGCGGCCGGATGCTCGCTGCCGACGCTGCCCGCGAGGCCGGCTGGGTCGACGCCGTGCTGACCTCCGCGCCGACTGGCCCCGACGCGTGGCTGATGACCGGCGCGGCGCCCCCGGAGCCCAAGCGCCCGGCGCCCGCTTTTCAGTTTTCCATGGTCCGTCGCACGACGGCCGCAACCACAGAGGAGGGCGTGATGCCCAACGAGAACACGGGCGGCGGCGTCGTGACGCTGACCGCCGAGGTGTACGCCGGACTCGAGGCGCGGCTGACCGCGCTCGCCGAGGAACGCGACGCCGCCACGGCGAAGGCGACCGCTGCCGAGCGCCGGGCGTCCGAGGCCGAGACCAAGGCCAACGACAACGCCGCGCAGATGGCCGCGTTCGCCGCGGACCTGAAGGCGCTGACCGCCGACAAGCGCGAGCGCGAGGTGTCCGACGTCATCGCCTCCGCGGTGGCCGCCGGCAAGTACGCCCCCGGCGACGAGGGCAAGCTCCGCGCGCTGGCCGGCAAGCTCGGCACCGACGCCCTGCGCGAGTTCGTGGCCACCGTGCCCGACGGCGCCGCCGGCCCCCGCCGCGCGCTCGCCTCCGGGGCGACGATGCCCGTGGACGGTGGCGACAAGACGTCCATGGCGCTGCAGGTCATCGCCAAGGCCCGCGAGACGGGCAAGCCCATCGCGCAGGTCGCCGCGGAAATGGGGGTGACGCTGTGAGCACCATCACGCAGCCCTACCTCGCCAAGAGCGGCGTAGACCTGTCCGCGAAGGCCGGCTACATCGTCAAGTCCGACTCCGGCGCCAACATCGCCGCGGACCCGCTCATCAGCGGCGCCGAGAAGCATCTCGGCGTCATCGCGCAGGGCGGCGGCAACACCGCCGGTCTGCCGGTGACCGTGGTCAAGCTCGGCAAGGTGCCGGTCATCGCCGGCGAGGCCATCGCCGTCGGCGACAAGATCAGCACCACGGCGGCCGGCAAGGCGCAGGTGGCCGCAGCCGGCGAGTTCATCATCGGCGAGGCGCTCGAAGCAGCCTCCGGTGACGGCAAGCTGTTCACGGCGCTCGTTCACCCCGCCATTCCCTACACCCTGAACACCTGAGAGGACTGACCAATGGCCAGCAATGAACTCAGTTCGGGGCGCGTGAGCCCCATCCTCTCGGACCTGCTCCTGACCTCCGCGCAGTCGAACCAGGGCAAGTACACCTTCAACAAGGTCCCCTGCACCTTCACGCTGGACACGGCGTCGAAGTTCAAGGGCTCGTTCCGCGCCATCCCGCTCAAGGACCAGTTCGGCGACGGCCGCGTGGTCGGCACGGGCGCGCTCAAGCACCAGGTCGGGTCGAAGTACTACGACCTGACGCGCGAGCGGGCCTTCGACTCCGTGGACTACCAGTGCGTGCACCGCGCCGGCCTCGTCAACGTGTGGGACACGGAGGAGGAGCGCACCGAAGACACCTCCATCGCGGGCCTGATGATGCGCGCCAGCCGCGCCACCATGCTCACGGCGGCCATCTTCGACGACTTCGAGTACGACTTCGTGACGGCGGCTTTCAACACGTCCAGCTTCTCCAACGCCGACGCGACCGCCCTGACCGGCGGCGCGGGCGTGAAGTGGAGCGGGGCCGGGTCGAGCCCCGCGAAGGACGGCCTCGCGGTCAAGGCCATCATGCGCCTCCGCGGCGCCAAGGTGGACTGCGCGTTCCTGTCCTACGACGTCGCGCTCGCCCTGTGCTCGCACCCCGAGACGCTCGGGGTCTGGTACAAGACCAGCGGCGCCACCAACGCGCCCCCGTCTGTCGACATGCAGACCATGCTCGACACGTGGGCGCGCATCTGGGGCCTGAGCAACGGCGTGCACGTCGTCGAGTCGCTCTACAACAGCGCCAACCCGGCGAGCACGGCGGCCCTGACGGAGTTCGTGTCCGACAAGGTGGCGTTCCACTGCCTCGACGGTCTCCAGAACTCCTACCAGGTGTCGGACACCATCACGGCGAACGGGCTCGTGTCGCTCGCGGTCATCCGTGAGAAGAACTACACGGGCAAGGAAGACCGGCTCATCAACCCGCACGGCACGCAGCTCGTGGGCCTGCACGCGTTCGACATCGTGACCCCCTACGCCTCGGCGGCCTACCGCCCGGCCTACGTCATCACGGACGTGATCTGATGCGAGTCACCTTCCTCCCCGCCAACCCCGCCCGCAACCCGTCGTCGGTCGACCCGAAGACCGGCCCGGGCGTCCCCATGGTGCACGGGCAGGTCTACGACCTCGCGCCCGAGTGGGCCGCGCACATCAACGCGTCCAGCCCGGGCGTGGACGGTGGCCCCTCATGTGTGCCCGTGGTCGAGTCCGCCGAGCCCAAGGCCGAGAAGCCCAAGGCCGGCAAGGCGAAGGCCGAGAAGCCCGCCCCCGTCACGACCCCCGACCCCGCGGTCGAGGAGACGTGATGCTCGACGTGACCCCGCCCGGCCCCGTGCCGTCGGGGCACGTCCCCCATCTTCCGAGCGTCGGCGCTCGCAGCGGAGACGAACAACGCTCCGCTCGCCTCGACGCCATCTTGCGTGACCGCGACCGCATCATCGACGACGCGGCCGACGGCGCGCAGGCCATCCTGACGCGCATCGCCGACGAGCTTGGAGCGCGCGCCGTAGCTAACCTGGAGTCCCGCGGTTTTGGCGACCTCCGCCTCGCGGTCGATACCGTTCAGCTCGACGAGGTGCTCGACCTGCTCGCTGACATGGGCGTGAACGACGCGCAGGCCGATTGGTTCGACCGCCTGCGCGAACTCGCAGGGCTTGCCGAGCGCGCGGCCTTTGAGGCCGGCGTGACGAAGGACCAGGTCGCGCTCGACCAGGAAGGGCTCGCCGCTGCCATCGACGCGCGCTACCGGGACGCCGCGACGTGGTGGGATGCCACGGTCGAGCGCCCCCTTGCGCAGACCATCCTCGACGGCCTGCACGACGCTCGCGCCCTGTCGACGACGGCGGACCTTGCGAATCGCCTGTCGGAGCGCGCCCGCATCTCTGTTCCGGCGGCCTACTCCGAGGTCCTGACGCAGACCGCGATTGTTGACCGATTCGTCGCCGCGGAGATTGCGCAGGACGCGGACCCGGACGGCACCGTGCTCCGGTGGGCGTACATCGGCCCGGTCGATGGCATTCAGCGGCCGTTCTGCCAGCATCTCACGGGGAAATACTTCAAGCCCGGCGACCTTGCCGCGCTCGACAACGGCACCGCGCTCGCTCACCCCATCTACTCGTGTGGCGGCCACCGCTGCCGACACCGCCTCGTCCAGGCCCCGGCATCGTTCTGGAAGCGCCGCGGGCTCACCGAGGGCGGCCCCGACGACGTGCGCGCGGCCAACCTCGCGGCGATGCGAAAGGTCAAGCTGTGATGCAGAAAGTACGCATCGGCGAGGACTTTCTTTTCCAGGTCCGCCCGGCGCAACCGCTCGCGGTGGGCGTGACGTGCTCGCTCGCGGTCGCATGGCCGGCAGGGGCCGAGACGTACACCCTCACGCGCCGCACCGATGACACCATCACCGCGCTCTCGACGGACCGGCGACGGCTCACGCTGACATGGGGCAACGATGGCGCCCCGGCCGACCTGCTGGCCGGCAACCCGATGGCGGCGCATCTCTCGCGCGACTCCATCGCGCAGATTCCGGTGCGCGTGGTCCGCGTCGTCTCGCTCGGAACGGGCACCGGCGTTGTCGAGCTGGCCGATGCCCTGCCGCAGTCGGTCAACCCGGTCGGCGGGTTCGTCGAGTACCTGACCGTCTCCTGCACCATCCCCGCGGCGGACGTGCCTACGAGCCCCGTGCGGCCCGTCGCGTGGCGCATGACGTACACGCCATGGGTCGGCGGCGCTGCGACCCCGCAGCGGGTCGAGACGGGCGTCCTGGCCGTCGTCCGCGACCGATTCGAGACGGGGCTGACAGACGCCGCGGCCCTGACTCACGCGCCGTGGCTTCGGCAGTCTCTCACGACTGCGACGCCCACCCTCGCGCCCTGGATTGAGAGCGCAGAGGGCCTGCTCGTCTCGTCCATCCGCGCGCACAAGGGCATGCCGGCGGACACGTGGGAGGACGCGCTTTCCGGGCGCCCGTTCCTCCGCGCGCAT